GTCGAGTTCGTCGTGCGTAGTGCAGGCATCGATGGACGCTTGCTTGGCGATCATGGCCTGACGAGCAGTCTCGATAGCGGCGGCATCAAAAGTCTCAGGGTTACGAGCCTGTTGGTTCACAACCATTTGGAACTCAAATCCAGCGTTTGACTTCATACCACCTTTGCGGTCATCCACAGAGATTTCGTATGTATCCCAGATGATCTGCACAGGGTCTGTGTTCAGGTCAAAGCGGTGGGCTGTGTAGCCTTGGCGACCAGCTTGAATGGAAGGACGAACTTCGACAGCGTTACGCCAGCCGTTGTTACCGACACCTTCAGATGGAGGTGTGTCCCATACTTGGCGAACTTCGCCTGATACGATTTGCACGAAATGTGTCATTTAAGACTCCTTTGAAAAATGATTCAATTTTAATTTGATATTGCCAAAACAGAACTTCCGCGGCCAATAGAAACTTTACTCCAGCTTGTTGCGGATCCAATTTGTTTTGGAGAGGAATAGTAAGTTGTATTTCCCAAACCAATCTCACCATTACCGTTGGCGCCCCAGCCCCATATAGTGCCGTTTGTTTTAATGGCCATAGAGGTACTATCTCCGCCCGAGACCAAACTCCAATTGGTTAATGCACCAATTTGCACAGGAGATGAAGTTTGGGTGGTATTTCCTCTTCCAAGCTGTCCAGATGAATTTATACCCCATGACCATGCAGTACCATCTGTCTTTACAGCAAGTGCATAACTCAAACCACCTGAAACCGAACTCCAAGTTGTCAAAGCGCCAATTTGTACAGGGCTTGAACGGTAATACGAACTGCTAATACCAAGGGCTCCATTATTGTTTCTGCCCCAAGACCACATTGTCCCATCAGTTTTGATGGCATAAGTTTGAGATTGACCAACAGAGACCTTTAACCAATTAGTTAAAGAGCCAACTTGTTTGGGAGAAGAAAAGTAAGTTGTATTTCCAAGGCCTAATTGACCATAGTTGTTTAACCCCCAACTCCACAGTGTCCCGTCAGTTTTTACTGCCACGACGTGATAACTGGCGGCAACATCGAGCCAACTTGTTAAAGATCCAACTTGCTTAGGAGAAGAATAGCTTGTTGTATTTCCGAGCCCAAGCTGACCATAATTGTTACCGCCCCAAGACCACAATGTTCCATCCGTTTTAACCGCATATCCACTGTATGGCCCCGATGAAGCAGTCAACCAATTTGTCAACAATCCAAGTTGTTTTGGAGAAGAATAAGAATTTGTGTTCCCAAGACCAAGTTTTCCATTTGAGCCTTGACCCCAAACCCAAAAAGTTTTATCTGATTTAATGGCAAGTGTAGAGTATTGTGAAGTAAAAATTTTTGCCCATGTACTGCCAGAACCAACTTGTTTGGGACTTGAGTAATTTGTTTGATTGCCAAGGCCTAATTGACCTTGATTATTTTGGCCCCAACCATAAAGGTAAGTAAATGGCACAGGCCAAGTCCCCGCCCCCTTAGCATTGGCTTGACTGCTGAGGTTCCAGATACCTGAGTATTGAACGCCTGTAGGTGATGGCATATTTAAAACCTTAATGCAAAAACACCTCTAGCACCACTAACATTGGAACTCCAATTAGTTGCTGTGCCGATTTGCTTTGGTGATGAGTAATTAGTTGTGTTGCTAAGGCCAAGTTGACCGCTACCATTTGATCCCCAACTCCAAATAGTGCCATCTGTTTTAATTGCGCTTGCAAAGTACCAACCAGCACTGATTGATGACCATGTTGTTAATGATCCAATTTGTTTTGGGCTTGAGTAATATGTTGTATTACCAAGACCTAACTGGCCAAAGTTATTTTGGCCCCATGCCCATAATGTGCCATCGGTTTTTAAAGCGATATTATTGAGGTAACCTGCTGAAACATTTAACCAAGTAGTCAAAGCGCCAATTTGTTTTGGAGATGAATAGCTAGTATTATTAGATGTGCCAAGTTGACCTACTGAATTGTCACCCCACGTCCACAATGTACCATCGGTTTTAGTGGCAATGCTATGAGCAAATCCAGCAGATACATTTAACCAATTGGTCAGTGCACCAACTTGTTTGGGGCTTGAGTAATTGGTCGTATTGCCAAGGCCAAGCCGACCATTACCATTTGAGCCAAAAGACCACAAAGTTCCGTCTGTCTTAATAGCCAACGTATGTATACGACCACCAGTAATTTTTGCCCAGTTTGTTAAAGCGCCGACTTGAGTTGGAGATGAACGACTAGTTAGATCATTTACTCCTAACTGTCCATTATCATTTCTCCCCCAACCCCACAAAGTGCCGTCTGTTTTAATTGCGAAAGAACTTAAATAACTTTTTCCAAGATATGACCAATTAGTAAGAGTCCCAACTTGTTTTGGGCTTGAGTAATAAGTTGTATTACCCAACCCCAATTGGCCTAAATTATTTCTTCCAGATGTCCACAATGTGCCATCTGTTTTTTTCATTAGGGTTTGGTAAGATCCACTAGAAACAGAAAGCCAATATGACTCAGCACCAATTTGTTTTGGTGACGAGTAGTTGGTTGTGTTGCTTAAAGCCAACTGGCCGTTTGAGTTATACCCCCATCCATACAAATCATAATAACTTGAAGGTGGCTGAGCCGCCAGCGGATTAAAGCCCGGCTTATTAAATCCAGCGGCATATCTAAAGCTCACGCTACGCTCCTCAGTGCGGCACGATTAGCGTTCAGGCGCTCCTTGATCTTCTCAAACGGAGCTTCCCACTCGCCAAATACTTCTTGCCTGAATAAAGTCATGGTGTCGTAATAAGGTGTCTTGTCGCCGTCTAACGCATACAAGTAGTAACCCATCACTGGAATCACCACCCATGTTTCCACGCCCATAGCCGCCGCCAAATGGCTGACAGATGTGCAAGAAGAGATCACCAGATCGCAACTAGCCACCGCCGCTTGGGTGTCTGCCCATGTGTTCAATGGTACTTGTTTTACCCATACTGGGCAAGCCTCAGCACCCTCATCACGCTGTAATGAAATGAACTCTGCGTCAGCATCTTTGATGGCGCTGAACAGCAATTCGTAGGGGAAGCGCTTGTTGTGGTCGTCTTCAAACTTGCTGTTGCCCTGCCAGCGGATGCCGATGCGCTTCTTACGGCCCTTAATGGTCGTAGGCTTTGTGATGTATGGATCACCACGCAGATCAGACATCTCGTAGCCAAGGTAGTTAGGGGCTGTCATGCCATAGCACCAGAAGTCGTGGAACACGCCAAACTCAGCACCAACTTGAACAACAGCGGATACGCCTTCAATGCCTGAGAACAAGCCAGCCAGTTGTCCTGAACAGCAGACCACAACCTTGTTGCCACGAGCCACTAGGTCACGGGCATAACGCACTTGGTGAATCTGGTCGCCCAAGCCGTGGTCGCAGTACAAGAGGATCGTGCCTTTTGTCTTACCGTCCCACTCAGGGGCTGGTGTATCTGGGCGACGCTCACCGATGATCCCGCAGTAACGACCGCGATCCATCTGCTTGTAGCCTTCGCCAATCTGACCTTGCTTCAGTAAGTACCATGAGCGGTTATAGGCCGCACGGTGGTCGTTAGGACGCTCTGCGTTGAGCTTCTCAGACAAGCGCCAGCCTTCAGCGAAATCACCCATCTTGCCTGCGGCAACCTGTAGATCAAGGTCATCCAACTCAGGCATAGTGCGTGTGCCACCACTCCAGAACTCTGGCTGGCAGAACTGGTTGTAGTGGTGCTTTAACAGGTCTTTGGACTTGTCGTTGTGTTGTTTAGCCAAGACTGGTTTGACATCGTGCATACCAGCGTAACCGTGTAAGTTCTCGTCGTCTTCTTTGACTGACGAGCCATCAATGTTGGAGAAGTCGTAGTCGTATGCAGGCAGTTCCAAGAACTCATGGATACGGGCTAATTCAGCGCGGGGATCAGCCAACAGCTTGTCGTATTCAACAAACAGGAAGTTCTCTGGCATGGCTTGGTAGCCAGCTTCCAAAGACAGATAAGCGGCTTTCAAGTGGTCAGCTAATTGGCCTGAGTACATAAACTCATCCAGATCAGCAGGCTTAGCCACACGGACAAATGAAGCCATACAGTCAGGAACAGGACGGACAGTCGCAATCACCTTGCATGGACGGCCAATCACCTGAGCCATCGCACCCATGATCTGGGGGATAGGCCAGCCACGGGACTTGTCGATGATGACAGGCTTATCTGTGTCTTCGTAGAACGCATCAATGCACCCACGCATGGTCTGCGCAAGCTTCTCTCTGGTGGGGTCGTTCTCATTGAGAAGACCAGCGGAATGCCACGTATTCGCAAGTCCATCAAGGGCGTGGACAAGCCCAGATGTGGTGGATACATGGGTCATTGGGTTCTGGTTCAGGATAGCCGCAAGGACTGTCGAGCCAGAACGAGGAATGCCAGAGAGGAAGTGCAGTGTTTTGTTCATGTGCTTATTATGATTGAAGTGCGGAGACTACATACTGCCCTGCGGCAACAGAAAGCCAATTGGTACTTGCACCAACTTGCACAGGAGAGGAAATATTTGCAGTGCTTCCCTGTCCAAGCTGACCGTTGCCACCCCATCCCCACGCCCATAAAGTTTTATCTGTTTTAACAGAAAACCCAGCGCCAGATCGCGATGCAGTAATTTGTGACCAATTAGTCAAAGCGCCAATTTGTACAGGACTAGAAAAACTTGTAGTGCTACCTTGTCCTAAAGCGCCAAGATTACCAGCGCCCCAAGCCCATGCCGTTCCGTCTGTTTGCACAGCCACGCAAAAATCGTTTCCATTGCTAATCGATGACCAGTTAGTCAATGACCCAACTTTTTTTGGTATGTTGTATGAAGTTGTATTACCTAATCCAAGTCTTCCATTTGCACCACTACCCCATGTCCACAAAGTGCCATCGGACTGAAGGCCAATTGCGGAGGAATCACCGCCACGAACATAAACCCAATTTGTAGCGGAGCCAATTTGATTTGGAGATGACTTGTTTACATTAAATGCACCAAGCCCCAGAACACCATCAGTATCAATACCCCAAGACCACAGCGTACCGTCAGTCTTGATTGCATAACTGCTGTTGTATCCACTGTAAACTTTTGACCAAGTTGTCAATGCACCAATTTGTTTGGGACTAGAATAATTGGTTGTGTTACCAAGACCTAATTGTCCTGAACTATTGGAACCCCAAGACCAGAGTGTCCCATCAGTTTTAACTGCTAATGAGTGATATTGACAAGCGGCTACAGACAACCAACTTGTTAATGACCCAACTTGTTTTGGGCTGGAATAATAAGTGGTGTTTCCTGTCCCAAGCTGTCCGTAACTGTTTGCGCCCCAAGACCAAAGACTGCCATCTTGTTTTGAAGCAACAGTAAAAAAAGCCGTAATTGAGACGTTTTTCCAATTAGAGTTGGCAACTTGTTTAGGACTGGAATAATTAGTTGTGTTACTTAGCCCCAGACTTCCAGCGCCACCATAACCCCAAGCAAAAAGCGTAGAATTTGGTACAGGCCAAGTACCAGCCGCAATAGCGGCATTCACCTGTTGCATTGTCCAGATGCCTGAGTATTGAACGCCTTGAATAATTTGTGTTGCCATTGTTTAGCCCTTGGTTAATGTATGCGCATAACCAGCAGATATATTCAGCCAAGTAGAAACTGCTCCAATTTGTTTTGGACTTGAGTAATTTGTGGTGTTACCAAGACCAAGCTGGCCAAAATTATTTTTACCCCAGCTCCAAAGCGCTCCAGAAGTTTTTGTTGCGACCATGAAATACGATGACGCAGAAACATTCAACCAGTCGGTTAAAGCCCCAACTTGAGCTGGTGAACTAGAAGCGTATGTTACAAAACCAAGGCCTAATTGACCAGAATTGTTATATCCCCATGTCCACAAAGTTCCGTTGGTTTTAATTGCGGCGGCTGATTGACAAACATCAATAGTAGACCAATTAGTCAAAGCACCCACTTGTTTTGGACTGGAGTAATTGATGGTATTGTTTGTACCAAGAGTTCCCAAAGTGTTATTACCCCAACTCCACAATGTGTTGTTAGATTGAACCGCAATAACAGAAGAACCATTCTTTGTGGTTGAAATTGATCTCCAAGAAGTCAATGTACCAATTTGTTTTGGTGATGAGTATGCTGTTAAATTCCCAAGCCCAAGTTTTCCGCTTGCATTGTTACCCCAAGACCAGAGCGTTCCATCGGTTTTTATGCCAACGGAAAATCTATATCCAGCAGATACTTGCGACCAATTTGCTAAAGCACCAACTTGTTTTGGCGATGAATAATAAGTAGTGTTTCCAAGACCTAATTGACCACTATCGTTATTACCCCAAGACCATAGCGTGCCATCAGTTTTAACGGCAAGAACATGAGAATATCCAGATGAAACGGTTAACCAATTTGTAAGTGAACCGACTTGTTTTGGTGAGGAAAGGGAAGTTGTGTTACCTTGTCCAAGCTGACCATCAGGATTTTGCCCCCATGTCCACAAAGTTCCATCGGTTTTTATTGCAGAAGAATAAAACCAACCAGCATTAACTATTGACCAGTATCCAGACCCAATTTGTTTTGGAGACGAATAATTGGTAATGTTGCCAAGACCAAGTTGGCCATAATTATTTTGGCCCCATGTAAACAAGTTGTATATGTATGTAGGTGTCTGAGCCGCAAGAGGATTGAACCCCGGCTTAACAATACTCCCAGCGAACATTTGTCGTAATGACATACTGTTCCCCTATCAAGAAGCGATAGATTCGTAGCTGATCGTGTAAGTGATACCGCTCGCTGTGCCAGAAGTCACAGTGATTGATGTGCCTTCCATCAGATAGACACCAGTCGTCTTATCTACAGCAATCAGTGATGCACTAGCAGGCACAGAGATCGTAGAGATAATTGGGTAAGCTGTACCGCCCGATGGAGCAGAGCCTTGAGCTACAGCACCGTTGGTGTAGATGGCCACGGTAGCATTCACAGCAGAGGAGCCGTTCACGTTTGCGCAGACGATCTGATTGATCTTGTAGACCAAGCCAGAAGATGCGGCGTTGGGCAACAGAACAACAGCAGTTGTGCCGCTTGGCGTGTAGTACGTCGTGTTACCTGTGAGGGTCGTGACGTTGACGATATTCGGATTTGCGATGATATATCTCCTTCACGCATGGGTCGCGTATTTGCCATGATACAAATCACGGGCTTCGGTTGAAACAAGGTCGGCAAGTTCTAAATCTTTGAAATAACCAAGGTGTTTAATCTTTTTATTTACAGACACATAACACTGCCATTTTTTAGATATTTTATTCCAAGTAACACCTTTACATCCAGATGTGTTATTGGAAAACAATTTACGATTGCAGATGTTTTCAGACGAACTTGCGGGTCGTAAATTCTCTATTCTGTTATCAGTCGAGTCCCGATTGATATGATCTAATTGATCTGGAACCACTCCATGGTGATACAAATAAATTAGTTTATGGACACACCAATGCTTGCCATGAATTTTAGTCGTGCTGTATCTATAGTTACGAGCACCTGTTGGTTTCGTACCAACAACAGCACCAGCATGGTTCCCATTACCCATAGTCGAATGGCGACGAATCAACTTACCGTCTGCACGGTAGTCAAATATCTCTTTTACCATTTCTTGGGTAAGCGCCATGATGGTTCCTTACAGACCGAATACGATTGAAAAAGCGATTGCTTGACCTTTGGTAGCGCCAGAAGCCGCAGGAGTTTGAGACACCCACGTAGTGCCGTTTGATGTCAGCACGTTGCCAGAAGTGCCGGGGGCCACCACCTGTAAAGCAGAAGTTCCGTTACCAAGCAAAACATTATTTGCAGTCAAGCTTGTAGCGCCAGTGCCGCCCTGAGCAACCGTTACTGTAGCCGCTTGTTTGACCAGTTTGCCTGTTGTGCCATCAAACGCCACCAAGGCGCTATCTGTTGCAGAGGCTGGGCCAACAACGTCACCAGAAGCACCCGCATTAGATGCTAACAGCTTGACAGTGCCCGCGGCGTTCTTGAAGTACAGCTTCTCGTCTTGAATATTGATCGCAAGCTCACCGTTGACCAAATTGCCAGAGGTTGGGACGGCAGAAGCCGTGGTGCTGTTATACAGCGCGATAGGGGTGTAGCCGCTTTGTGACATTTAGAAGGTTCCTCCAGAAATTCCAGACCACGTTGGTGCGCCTGTACCTGCCGATGTTAATACTTGTCCTGCTGTTCCGTTAGCAATAAACGACGTTGATCCTGCACTTGTTTGATACGGGATCTGGCTTGCAATACCACCAGCAAGGTTTGTCGCCGTCCCAACAGACAGCGTAGATTGAGCAACATACTGGGGCGCAGAGGCGCCAGCGGTCAACACATAATTTGTTGTGCCTATGCCAAGCTTGGAGATTGTTGTTGTGCCAGACGCATACAGTAGATCGCCAGAAGTGTAAGAGGTAAGGTTTGTGCCGCCGCTGGCCACACCCAAAGTGCCGCTTAAGGTAATGTCACCCGTCGTGCCAGTGCTTGGGGTGAAGCCAGTTGTGCCAGCGCTAAACGATGTCACACCAGCCGCAGGAGCCGCCGCCCACGTCGCTGTTGTACCGTTGGATGTCAACAAGTAGCCGTTAGAGCCAATTCCCAAACGGGTAGCACTATTAGTGCCGTTGCCAATAATCAGGTCACCAGTTGAGGTGATGGGTGACAAGGCATTGAACGCCGCACCCGCTGTAGTCTGTCCAGTGCCGCCAGAGCCAATTGCCAGAGTCGTAGACAGCCCAGCCGCAGTACCAGTGGTGTTCTGGTTCCACGTAGGAATAGCGCCCGCCAAGTCTGCATAAGCAATACTGACAGCGCCAGTCTGACCATTGACAGAGCTGACCAAGTTGGTCTGGTCAATCTTTTGCCAAGATGTGCCGTTGAAGATCGCCCAGTCACCCACCTGCCAGTCAGTGATGCCGTCAAGGTTAGTCGTGCCAGCTACAGAGACAATGTAGTAGTAGCCGTTAGTGCCAACACCAGATGCAAGCGTAGGCGTGTTGGTTGAGGCGTTCCAAGAACCTTGATACACCAAACCACCAGTTATGGTGGCGGTTGTCACACCTGTAATCACACCCTTGGCGTTCACCGTAATGACAGGGATCGCTGTGGTTGAGCCGTAGGTGTTTGCAGTCACGCCAGAAGCGGGAAGGTCTGCATTGACCATTGCACGGAAGCTAGGCGTGCCAGCAGAGCCGTTAGGGGCGGCCAGCATGTAGTTGGCTGTCTGGGATGCCCATGTGGCCGTCAGATCGCCTGTGGATGTAACTGGTGAGTTGGTGACGGTAAACTGCGATGGCAACACCAAACCAACAGAGGTTACGCCAGTGCCTGTGGTGATTGAGCCCCAAGCACCATTTGCATAACCCTCAAATGTCTCTGTGTCGGTGTTGTAGCGAAGTTCACCGTTAGTCGCTGGCGATGGACGCTCAGCGGTTGTGCCGATAGGGATCGTGACACCCTCAGTGCCGGGCATCACCAAGTTATTGGCAATACTCAGCGTTGGGTTACCAGAGCCGTTGCCATCCGTGACATTGATCTGGTTTGTCGTCCCGATAATCTGACGACCAGCAATTGTGGAGCCGCCAACAATGGCCAACATACCAGTGCCAGAGGCGTTGGCAATTGCCGCGGCGATGCCTGTCAACTGAAAGGTTGGGTTACCTGATACACCGTTGCCGTTAGAAACGCTTAAACCGCTTCCAGACGTCGATAGCGTGCGTCCAGTGACCGAGCCACTAGATTTGGCAATAATGCCGTCAGAGGACGTTTCTAAGCTTCCTGAGACACCATTCAGATACACCTGAAGGGTAGACTGCGCACCGCCGTCAACCAAGCCCACACCAGTGCCGCCAGACAGTGCGCGACTGTTGGCTAGAGTTGGTTCTTGATTGAGCGTCAGGAACGTCTGAGTCTGGTTCGGCGAAGAGGAGATCGCGCCAGTTGTAGTCTGTACGGTCTGGCCATTTTGAACGATAGGTACAAGCTCAGAGCCTGTAATCGTGCCAGCGGTAGGTAATTGTGTGATCGTTACTTGTGCGGACATATCATGGGCTCAGTTGGTCATTGTTACCGTTGTTCTCAGGATCCTGAGTATTTCCTTCAGTCGAGATGATGAAGCTACCGCCAGTGATACCGTTTTGGGTAGTGACAATGTTGTTGTCATTGGTGGCGACGCTCACGTCAGGACGCGGGAATCTGATCGTTATTCTCTCAGTTTTACGGGCTGGCAAACGGTATGGGTCTTTTTCATCATTGCATCCCCTGTTGCACACCATAAGCCCGGGGAAATTATTATCGGGACTAAGCTCGACGTGCGCCCTTTTCATCTTACACCTATCGCACACCGCAATAGAAAGGACAGCATTCCCACGTGTATCAAGAAAAATTGGCACGATAAGCTTCCTCTAATTTGAGCCAGTTGCCAGAGTTAACCCAGCGGCGAATCGTTGTTCTGTAATTATCGGTAGCTTTGGCAAATTCTGCAATGCTCTGGAATTCAGTTTTACACACAGTAATGGGGCGTGCGACTTCTTTTTTGGCCTCAGCCATTCGTTGTTTTGATTGATCTGTTCTTTTTTTTCCAGTTGCGGAAGCCCTGCGCTTTTCAATAAACACCGGGTCAATTGCCATAGATTTGCAACGATCAACAGACCCATTTGTCAATGACTTATCGCGCAATACTGTTTTGGTTTGATCGTTATGTTTTAAACCAGAAACGCCGTCACCACCATCAGTAATGTTTGCAAGGCTTGTTCCCATTTGCCGGAATGTGTCAATCAAAAAGATTTCGTGATCAAGAGCTTCGCGTTCTGTTGGCCAAGAAGCCAATATCTCTACCGTTGGAGAGCCATGTTTTTTGACTATGTTTTTCCAAAAATTTGTTCGGTCATTGAAATTAAACGCACGCTTACGTGTTCCTTTACCAATGTAAAAGATTGAGCCGTCGGGCTTACAGTGAGCGTATGTTAAAAACTGCATACTTTTTACCTAGTATACACGCTGATGTTGGGCGCCAGATACAGGGGCGAGCGATCGCGCTCTTCCTGCTCAACCATGTTCAGATACTTCTCGGCTTGGCCTTCGAGGTACTGGACACGAGCGAGATCAACACCGGGCAACTCGAGGCTCATACGGTGAGCCAGCATCATCAAAGTTGCTTCGTACCAACGTGTTGGGATGTACAGCTCGTCTGTCAAAGCGCCCACGTCCATGATCTGTTTGCTGTACCAGACGGTAATTTGCACGAACGGATCGCTAGGAACTGGCCACAAGTACAGCGTGGGCTGAGGAATTGTGCGGTCAAACCAGAATTGGAAGGGCTGGTTGGCCGTAAAGTTCTTGTTTGGCAGGTTTGTATAGTCGTCGCGGTTCAAACGAGAC